TCGTCATAAGTAGTACCGGTCCCACCCACCACACCATACAAATCTTGTCCAGTAAACCTGAGGGATTCCTTCCCACGGTACTTTCCAGAAGCGCCCCTACGGAAATAGCTGTGGTATTTGAAACCAATAGCAGAAGGTACAGCAGTTTTCTGAACGCCTGAACCCTTGGGTCGAGACTTCTGTTTAACCTCCTTAGTCTTTCCATTTTGCTTTTTCTTTGCCTTTCGTTTTTCCTTCCTCTTCTTGTTTCTGTTTGTGTTTTTTCCACCAGCCACTTTTTCTACCAATTTTTCAACGGCTTTAGTGACTGCAGCAGTAGCAACTTGTTCCATGCGTTCAGCAGGCTGTTTTTTCACGGGGTGATTCGAACTCTTACCTGATTGCAAGACCCCGCGTTCGACTTTTGGAAAATCCAAAAAACCAATAATCAAACCAGCCACATCCTTCAACCATTTAAGAAAACTGGTAACAACTGCGTTGATCCCAGCATCCTCCATGGTACCAAGGAAGAAAGCTACTATCTGCTCTTCTGTCCACCACCTTTTATCACCTTTTGCTTCAGGAACTTCTTCACAATACAGTTTTATCATATTGTCCAAACATTCCCTATCTTCCGACCACCAGCATAGAACCCTGGCGGCTGCTAGGCGATTTATATCAACTTCAACATCTCTTTTTGAAAATTTGAAACCCAGTCCAGCAACTACTTTACTGGAATTCACAATTGGGACGAGTCGTTCGTATCCGCAATATCTAATTTTCATAGGCCTACTACCTAAGTACTCTAGTTGATAAAATGAGTCACAGTATTGAACATCAACATCACATCCTATGGATCGCCAGATCTCAACAATCTTGTCAAAAACTTGAAAGTCGTCTCCAGCGTAAATGACATCATCACCAGTTTCATCCAAAATAGGTCCTTTGGAAAGGTAATCATGAACACTCTTATAACCACAGCGGTAAGCCGCAGCATACTCCACAATTTTATAACGATCTGTGTTACTATGACCTGTACGATGGTTTCCCGAATTCTCACCTCTGTCTTTCACAACCAAGGTTCCATCTGGGAAAAGGACAGGACCGTAAACCCCATCTTCAATGAGGAGGGCGCGTAGATGTGGTACATCAATGGTAAAATCTTGCAACCCAATTTCTGTTGCGATGCCTGACAATGAGCCGAGAAGTTCGTAGAACCTCACCCTCTTAACGCCGTACACAGTGTCAGCAGACCAAGCTCCAAGTTGTTGGAGATAGTAAAGTTGACGCGAATCATACTTTCCTACGTCTGCAAATGCATAGCGCTTCTTAGCCATCAGAGGGGAGAGTTTCTCATGGTATTGACCACCAAAGAAACTCATACCGATGCCTGTCCTGCATTTTAGCCAATTTTCAGCTACTAGATCATCCATATCCGCATAAAGCATATGGCCAGTGATAAGGGACTTGATTGAACCGACAATAATGGAACGCATTTTGTCTTCCTGTATTTTCTCGAATGCACGAATCTCTTCTTTTTCCATAGCCAGGTAGACTGAATGAACAGCCTCCCCATGTGCAAAACGATAGAGAAACCTGACAAAGGACTCCTTAAAATCATAGTTCTGAACAAGCTCTGCCTTGTTCTTAAACTCAGAGTTATAAAAAGCC